GTCGGGTAAAGCTCAATTTCCCATCGCTGTTCGTCGGACGCTGAAGTAACGTGAGTATCGACCTGCAAAGCCGCATAAAGCGGAACACCATTGGATGCTGCTTCCGATCCCCGAGACTGAGCCATCTCTTCGTGCGAGACGATTTCAATCAGGCGATTGCCAGACTCTGAGGTAATCTGAAGATACTGCAGTTTTCCACCAAAACTATCAGGCAGCGTGTACGTTGACGTACTGGCGACAGTCGTGAAAGTTTTCTGAATCCGCAGGAACGACCACTCATGGAATCGATTCTCACCCGGAGAAAGGGGGAAATAGAACCGATTCAGGCCGTAGATCAGCAGACGCTCGACTGTCGCCTCTTCGCTATGGGTAAGCTGATGCAGGTTCCACTTATTGAACCGTCGCCCAGCAATCTCGCGCCGATACCAGTCGAAAGTGCCGGTCGCCGGAGCCGTGATCGCCTGAAGCGAAGACTCTTCTTTCAGCTTAACATCACGATCGATCGCACCGGCCAGCAACTTCTCGAACCGTTGCTGATGCTGATTTTCCTCGGCCGGCGACGTAGGATTCCTGAACGCATAAGCCTGCGAAAGAACAGACTCGCGAAGTGCCTGCTGGTGAACCTCAGTGCCAAGCGGATAATACGTGTGTGTTGTGTCGATCTCGCCTGGAAGAACCGCCGACGTGTACGCAATTGTGTAGGTGTCGTCGGGAGTCGGATAGAACTCGATCTCCCATCGTTGCTCATCAGTCGCCGACGTTGTGTGTCCGGTAGTCTGCACCGCTGCGTAGTTTGGAACGCCATTGGATGCCGCTTCCGATCCCCGAGACTGAGTCAACTTGTCCTGACTCACCACCTGAATCAAAGGCTTGCCGCTTGCCGACGTGACCTGCAAGTCTCGAATACGACCGCCGAACGATGCAGGCAGAGCATAGGTTGAAGTCCCACTGCTCGTCGTCAGTGTCTTTTCAATCTGCAGGAACGACCATTCATGCGACTCACCATTCGCCGGATTCGTCGGGAAGTAAAGTTGATTCAGACCGGATGTAAGCAATCGCTCAACGGTCGCTTCTTCGTTGTGCGAGAGTTGAAACAGATTCCACTTGTCGAAAGCAACACCGGCAATCTCTCGGCGATACCAGTCGAACGTGCCAGTCGCTGGAGCCGTGATTGACTGAAGAGCCTCAGCCTTTTTGAAATCAACATCCTGAGCAATCGCTGCTGCCAGCAAGCCCCCAAATCGCTGTTCGTGTGGATTCTGCTCAGCCGGCGCATCAGGATTCTTGTCGGCTACCGCAACAGCCAACACGGACTCCAACAAAGCCTGCTGGTGGATTTCCGAACCCAACGGATAGTACGAATGCGTCGTGTCAATCTCGCCCGGCAAAACCGCCGAGGAATACTTCACCGTGTAAGACGCATCGGGCGTCGGGTAGAACTCGATTTCCCATCGTTGCTCGTCGGTCGCAGACGTCGTGTGAGTGTCGACCTGAAGTGAGGCGTATCGAGGGACGCCGTTTGACGCCGCTTCCGATCCGCGAGACTGCGTCATCTCTTCCCGAGTGACCATATCGATTCGAGACTTGCCACTCGACGATGTCACCTGAAGCGAATTGATCTTCCCGCCAAACTTGTCTGCCAGCGTGTACGTCGCCGTACCTGATGTCAGGCTAATCGAATCCTCAATCCGCAGGAACGACCATTCGTGAAAACGAGACTCACCTGGGACCAGTGGAAAGTAGAGTCGATTCAGGCCAGAAGTGAGCAACCGCTCAACCGTCGCCTTCTCGCCGTGAGTGAGTTGATGCAGGTTCCACTTATTGAACCGCTTCCCGGCGATCTCGCGCCGATACCAGTCGAAAGTGCCATCTACTGGAGCCGTAACCGCTTGAGGCGTTGAACTGTTTTTGAATTTCTGATCGCGTTCAACGGCCGATCCCAGCAATGCCTCGAACCGCTGCTGATGCGTGTTCTGCTCAGGCGGCATGTCAGGATGCAGATACTCGACGGCAACTGACAATGCCGCCTCGATCAGTGCCTGCTGGTGTATCGCGCTGCCGAGTGGATAATAATCCAGAGTGTCCGACAACCCGTCTGGCAGAACAGAAGACGTGTATGCCAGCACGTAAGCCGCATCAGGAGTCGGATAAAGCTCAACTTGCCAACGCTGCCCGGCAGAAGCGGACGTCGTGTGACCAACCACCTGGACGGCACCGTAAAGCGGCACACCATTTGACGCCGATTCTGAACCGCGAGACTGCGTGAGGCTCGCCTGCGTGACGATCTCAATCAGCGATTTCCCAGAAGCCGAGGTGACCTGCAGCGATTCCAGTTCGCCTGCCGAACTATCCGGCAGCGAGTAAGTCGCAACCCCCGCAGTCAGGTTGATCGACTGCTCAATCCGCAGGAACGACCACTCGTGACAACGCGACTCGCCTGCAACCGTCGGGAAATAGAATCGCGACAAAGCATCCTGGCGAATCAATCCAATCGTTTCTAACTGCTCTGGATTGTATGCCGAGACCTTGTTGCCGTAGCCAAGACGCATCCCGATGCGACGGTCAAGGTCTGATCGGGAAATTGAAAGCGTTGATTCAGTCATGTGTTATCCCTGAACGATCAGTCGATCGTCACTGTTCGTGAATCAACCCGAATAACCGACACCGTCTTCCGCCAGACTGAATACGTCGCCGGTGTCAATGCTGCCGCTGCAGACCGATAAAGACCCAATAACTGAAACCGATCAGCCTTAACACCAAATCCACCGTCAGGATTTGGCATTAGCAGGCCAACCGAATGAGACAGTCCCATCATCGAAAACCGCTTGTCTCGGCTGTCAACTGCCATCAGGAGAATTCTCCTCTGGTTGCCGTCGTCCCATCGTCCGAAACCGTTGACGTCGCCACGTTCCCTGAATCCGCATCGTTTCGCACCACGACTGTCGTCGCCGTCTGAGTCACCTTGTTGCGTGCCAGCATGAACAGCCAGGCAATCTTATCTGCCAGACTCGCCGTCGCTGCCGGCACAGCGCCAAGTTCGGCATACGTGTCTGTATCGAGTGCGTCAACCACTTCGGCATTCACCTGAGCTGCGGTCAGGCTCGAAAGCGTTGCACCCGGATCGTGACCGCTCAGGGTATTCAAGGCAGACGCATCAATCCGAGTCGCATCATCAACGATCGCATCCCGAATCTGATCCGTCGCGTCAACGCCTTCAATGAGTGAAACATCGACCCGGCCAGTTGAAGCCGTGATTGCAAGGTCTGCAAAGTTCGACGGCAGATCAGTCGTCGCCATTACATTGAACGCAACCAGAGCGTCATTCACTTCACTCTGAACCTCAGCATCCCACGAGGCATTCCACGGGACTGCCGTCAAGCCTGCTCCGGCTGCGCCTATCTCGGCTGTGTCAACAAGGATCGAAGCGATCTCCGTCGCTATCTCACCGAAACTGCCTGCCGAAACATGACCAGATTGAGCCTCATCCCAGACCGCATCAGCAATCGCTGCCGCACTCGCGCCCGGAGCGTTCTCCAGAGCATTCGCCGTGAAACGGGAAATGCCGCCGTCGCTCTCGAATATCTCATTCAAAAGAGATGTCGATGTTCCCGGCTTCGATGCCGGGTCGTAATCCACAGCCAGCAAATGATCGAGATGAATCGCAACCAGAGCGTCGTTGCATTCTGACTGAACCTCAGCATCCCACGAGGCATTCCAAGGAACCGCCGTCAAACCAGCACCGGCCGCGCCGATCTCGGCTGTGTCAACAAGGATCGAAGCGATCTCCGTCGCTATCTCACCAAATGAACCGGCAGTCACATGGCCGGCCTGCAGCTCATCCCAGACGGCATCGGCAATCGCCGCCGCTGTCGCGCTCGTCGCGTTCTCCAGAGCGTTCGCTGTAAATTGCGAGACACCGCCGTCATCACCAATCAATTCGTTCAACAGTGCCGTGGAAGTCCCTGGCTTCGAAGCCGGGTCGTAATCCACTGCCAGAAGATGATCGAGATGAATCGCAACCAAAGCGTCATTCACTTCGCTCTCGACTTCGGCCTTCATCCCTGTTGACATACCACCCAGATCAGTCAACCCAGCCCCTGCAGCCCCGATCTCCGCAGTGTCAGCGAGAATGTCAGTCAGACTGTGCGTGTCCTTGACGAATGAAGTGCCTTTAATGTCCGTCAGGTGTGCAATGATCGTTGTCTGATTGGCTTCCGTAGCGTCACCGCCACCGCCGCCACCGCCGCCAGACGGACCAAGCTCTAGAGCATTCGCTGTGAATTGAGAGACGCCGCCATCATCACCGATCAGTTCATTCAGCAACGCTGTCGAAACACCAGGCTTGCTCGCCGGGTCATAATCAACAGCCAGAAGATGATCGAGATGATTAACCTCAATCGCATCCTGAACCTCAGATTGGACTTCAGCATCCCAGGCGGCATTCCAAGGGATTGCCGTCAAACCTGCACCGGCCGCGCCGATTACTGCCGTGTCGACAAGAATCGCATCGACGACCGCTTTACTCGCCACGAACCCGGACGCCCCGTTTGCCAGAGCATAAGAATCACCGGTCTGCACAGTGTTTCCGGTGTATGTCGTGATCGTGTCACACAACCGAATGTCAGTCGCAGACAGGTCAACGGCCGAAGACGGGTTCTCAACATTCGCCCAATCAATGCCGATATTGCCACTGGCCGTCAGGTTCAGCGTCTGTGGAATCTTTGTGTCATTAAGCGAGTTCGTATCAACAAGGATTGCTGCAATCTCTGTCGCTATCTCGCCGAAACTGCCTGCCGAAACATGACCAGATTGTACCTCGTCCCAGACCGCATCGGCAATTGCAGCGGCCGTCGGCAATGCAGCAGCCGAAGAACCATACATCTCGTCGTACTTGGCAATCGTCAAGACCTCAAATTCCATGAACACTGGAAGTGCCCCTGAAACCTGACATGAAACCTGCAACCTGCCAACAGTTCCAGTGTCGGTGCCATCAAGCGTGATCGTATAGTAACCAGCCTCGTCATGCGTGCCGCCGCCAGAATTCTTGGCAGCCATATTGCCGCCGTTCTTCGAAAGGCGAATATCAGTATTGGCAATCGTCAATCCGGTTTCTGGCGTTTTCCCATCGGTCTCGTCAAGGAATGGCCCAAGCAGGACCGATTGATTTGCAGTGCCATTTCTCAAGTGCATCTTAACACCTCAACAACTGATAATGATGCCAGAATACAGGCACATTAACGGAGGGGGCCGCACCTTCATCGGTAATGGATACCCCGAACGCATGACTGGCCGGCAGCGTTGCCGGATTGGAATACTTTGTCCCAAACCCAGAACTCCAAGGATACGCCGAAACGTAAGGCGAAGAAGCATGGGCAAGGATGACATCTGAATCATCCGACGTGAAAGTGACCTTGTTTGAATTGCCCGTTGGCAGCGTTGCCGGATCGGAATACTTTGTCCCAAAACCGGAACTCCAAGGATACGCCGAAACATAAGGCGAAGTGGTATGGGCAACAACAACATCAACATCGTCAGAAGAAAAGGTAGCGCTATTAGAGAAACCCGTTGGCGTCGTTGCTGGATCAGAATACTTTGTCCCAAACCCGGAACTCCAGGGATATGCCGAAATGTTCCCGCCTCCCGTATGGGCAACAACAATATCAGCACCGTCAGATGAAAACTCAACTCCATAGCATGTACTGGTCGGCAGCGTTGCCGGATCGGAATACTTTGTCCCAAACCCGGAACTCCAGGGATATGCCGAAATAACAGGCGAAGAAGAATGTGCAACAGCAATCGCCGAGCTTCCCGGATTAAAGCTCACCCCTCGTCCTATACCCGTTGGCAGCGTTGCCGGATCGGAATACTTTGTCCCAAACCCGGAACTCCAGGGATACGCCGAAACGTAAGGCGAAGTGCTATGAGCAACAGCAACGGCAGAACCATCTGGAGCAAATCCTACCCCTCGACCCAGACCCGTTGGCGTCGTTGCCGGATCAGAATACTTTGTCCCAAAACCAGAACTCCAGGGGTACGCCGAAACATAAGGCGAAGAAGCATGGGCAACAACAATATCAGCACCGTCAGAAGAAAACTGAACCCCATAGCATGTACTACCAGGCAGCGTTGCCGGATTGGAATACTTTGTCCCAAACCCAGAACTCCAAGGATACGCCGAAACGTAAGGCGAAGAAGCATGGGCAAGGATGACATCAGACATCTAAGCCACCTCGACTACACACTAATCGAAGAATGAACAAAAGTAACAATCCCATCTTCAGTGACGGACATTATTCTTCGTTTCGTTGTGGAGTCAGCTCGCGTAATCAAAACTGACGCCACCAGAGTCGCCCCGTACAAGGCAATTGTATTCTCGTCAACACTCCACTCCAGTATCTCGCCAGACAACCGAAGAGACTCAAGATGACGAATACCAATTTCCTGCTGACTGACCGGATGATGCCTGTCTTCTTCAGGCAGTGTCTTTTCGATCGCAGCCAAGTGCCGCCTGCACACATTGAGTTCAAACCGAACTTCTCGCAAAGCACCAACTGAACGGTCACGAATCAGAAGATTCTGAACTAAATCAAGTTCACTGTCGGCAACACCAGCGATAATCGCAGACCGATTCGCTGACTTGAACTCAGCCAGATGAGCAGGCCATTCGTCAGGCAGATCATCTGGCAACCCATCAATAGAATTCAAATGCAACTGTTCCTCGGCTTCGTACCGCGAGATTTCAGCCTTTCTCGCAATCCATGACCTCTGCAAGTCTTTAACCGAATCCACAAATCACCTCTGGGCTTCAAATTGAGAAATAACAGTACCCGCCGACATTACGCACCAGCCACTGCATTGAAATCACACGAGGTGTTCGAACCTTCGTTGACGTACAGCGAAGTCCCGGCACTACCGTCAGTGTGGCGAAACAGGCAACCTGTCGCGTAACCGGAAGCGCCGTCGGTCGGAACCGTTGCCCCGTAAGCGTCGATAATCCCGTTACCAGGGATTTCGGTAATCACGCCAGTGCCATCATGCAGCAACGAAGGCTTACTCATCGAACGACTCTCCACATTTAACTGAATGCAACCTGTCGCGAGTCAGGAAACTGGCGACGTTTCAACCAAAGCAACTTCCGACTCATCAAACTGCCTTGAACCAGTCGGCATGTTTTCCAGACGAACCAGCAACTTCCCACTGTCATCCTTAATGCCGACAAACTTACCGGCAACAGGAGGCCGACCTTCCTTCGTAACCAGCACCTCGGCACCAGCCTCGACAGCAGCCCACTTACTCTGCGGAGCATCAGGCTCTTCCGGCGATTCCGCTGCGTTCTCGTCATCCCGATCAGCAGCGAGAACGCTGACAAAATCACCATCAGCAGCAGAAAGAACAACATCAACGCCTGCCTGCAGCTTCTGCTTCTCAACTGCCTTCGCCCGCTCATTCAGGTCAGCAACCGGCCTTACTGAGTCGGACGAGATAACATCATCAGGGCAATTCATCTCCCAAACAACAAGCACCAGAGCGTACGTCGCCCCGCTAAACTCACGAGGTCCGTAGTTCTGCATGAAGTGAGCCATGCGATCGTGAATTTCACAGAGACTCTTTGGCAACGGATAGAGTTCATCTACCCTCAGCATCGCCCGGTAAACAGCAGCGTGTGTCCCATTCATTTTCGGCATAGACCTGCTCGGCACGATCAAAAGCTGAGCCGAGCGTGCCGATCCGCTCGACCCAGCCAAGGGAGAATGACAATGCCATTCCTCGCCTGAAGACTATTTCGCAGACTGAGCAGCCGCGTTGGCAGCAGCCTGGGAACCATCACTGGTTGTTGAAGGCATGTGACAACTGTCGTCACCCTTCTGGATACTGAATCGCCGTCCGGTTGACCCCATCAGATCACCACCTTTCTTTGAATTACAAAAAGATGCCCGGAGAGATTGAACTCTCCGGGCAAGTCATGAACCTGAAGCTCACTCACTCACGCTTCTGTATCGACACAACTACCGAAGTTGAGCGATTCGAAGCAGTCGCAGATTTGCTTTGACTTCGGCTGCTGAGCCAACCTTGGTCGCCAGCAGGAAAGTCAGCTCTTCACCATCCGGGAACGTCGCAGCAGCGATGTTCGCAGCAGTGACATAAACACCCTGCTCCACGCCATTGACGTAGAACTTGATCTTCTCGGCAGCAGTAGCTGCCGGATCGTAGACCATGCCCAGCGAGTAATAAGTGCTCGCCGCGATCGCCTGATGGGCATCTGAGACAGCCTGCTTTGCCTGCCCGGCCTTGCGGTAGATGATGTCCAGCGAATCGCCATCATCCTGCAGGCAGTGGAAACCAATCAGGTCTTTACTGGCAACTTCACCAGTGTTGTCGACCAGAGTGTCTGCCGCAGCAAGCCCCTCTTCGGCCAGACCGAGAAAGAACGCCAAGCCGTTATCAGCCACGCTCGCCTTGCTGAAGACTGCCTCGAAAGCCAGCTTCTTCGCAACGCCCGCCGTGTCACTGATAACGAAGCTCGCACCAGTGCCACCGTCGAGAGTAATCGAACCCTCGTCGTTGTCGGCGTCGTTGCCGGCGATCTCCAGACCAGCGTCGACAACTGCCGACCCCTGAATGGTCACGCCAGTGTCCTGGTACGTCACCATCCCATTCTGAGAGACGGTCGTCGCAAACTTCGGCGTACCGTTCATGAAGTTAAGAAGTACCGAACGACCCAACGCCGGATTGTCCAGAAACTCACTGTGGTCAGGGATCCGATTCCCTTCAAAAATTGCCGGAGACAAACCGAATCGGCTTGACTCATCGACCGAACGAACAACTTGATTCCCCATCGTTATATCCTCGTTTGAGGTGAACTTGATTTTGAAAAACTCAACGACTCACATCGCAACCTGTTGCGATGTTACTTGCCGAAAACAGCGTTTCGGCGACGGTCAATGCACAGGTAGTTGTAAGTCAGGTCGACAAACACCCGGAAAGCGTTGTGCTGATTCGGAACCTTTTCAGGCTCTGACTCACGCAGGAAGTCGCCTTTCAGGCAAACCGGGCTGAACGTCGAGTGATCGATCATGTAGACCGGATTCGTAGCAGCCGTGTAGACACTGGTGTCGTCGAGCTGCGGAACCCAGATGATCGGATGCTTACGGAACGTAAGCTGCCCTTCGATATCCTTGACGTCGCGACCACCGCCGCCGCCAGTCTCGATCGAAGCCAGGTCACGACCGAGATTCTCGTTCTGAGCTTCGCCCAGATCCTCGAATGCAGCGATCGTGGTTTCGTCAGTGTAAATCCGCATGTCGCGACCCATCGAGCCACGATAATCGTCGATTGAAACCGGCGACTTCCAACCAGTCTTGCGATGCGCAGTTCGCATCGCCTTGATCAGATCAGTTTTACTGACGGCCGTGTAGTTTGCCGTGTAATTCTTGAACTTGGGCGCATCCGTCGCCAGATTCAAGCCGGCCAGTGACGTATGAGTACCAGGGTAGCCGCCGTTGAACCCGGTCACTGAGTTGTAAACAACCCAGTATGGAACACCCCAGGGATCGTTGACATTGTCTGGCTCGGGAGCCGACCACGCCTTCGCTTCCAGTTCTTCCGTCAGATTGATCATCGCACCAGCGCGACGTGGCTTGATGACATTGAAGATCAGGCTTTTGCCACGATTCATCAGGATGTCAGTCTGGTACAGGAACGACCAGCTCGTCTGAGCATGTCGCCAGTCAACCCGCAACTGCTCCATCAGGTTCGGAAGAACCGCGCCGTCAGTTTCGAGCAACCCAACGTGAGCCGCATTATTCTGAAGACGAGTCATCAGGTTCTTTTGGATGCCCCGGCCGTCGTCAAACGTGACGCGACCCTTCTTCATCCAGTTCCCCATCACCTCGTAATGCTGCAGATTCTGAGCAATCTGCTGAAACTTCGGTCGACCAAGGTCATCGAGCGTACCTTTGACGAGGTCGATAATATCACTCGCGTGAACACCCATCTGAGAATCTCCGCATTAAATCACACGGGCGTGTGATGTTGGTTCATATTTCATCATCGAATCCGTCGGATGCGTCGTCGTGCGAAGCATTCGCTTTGAAAAAGGTTGTCACCCTTTCCGCCGCACGCTCTTCGCCCGTCAATGCCCGGCCAGCAGACTGACTTGGCCTTGAAGTCACCGACTGACTCGACTTTCGTAATTTTGACTTAATCTCTTTCCTCGCGAGTTCTTTGACTCGACTGCCGAACTCGGCATTCACCGCCATTTCGAACGCGCGGCTATCGGAAGGAACATCCCAGCCCTTCTGCTGAGCCAGCTCCTTCAAACCCGAAGCAACCTGAAAAACACGAGCACGGTTCGCAAACTCCTGCGTCCCCTGACTCATGGTTGCAGACGCCCCCTTCCCGAACAGGGAGGAATACTCATCTCCCAATGATTCGAGGTATCCGTCCATTGACCGCTCAAACTGCACTTCCGCAGCTTGCTGCGCTGCAATAGAAGCCTCGGTCTGTGTGTTTCGCGACTGCTGCTGAAGCGACTCGATAATCTGAGCCTGCCGTAACGCCATGTCGTTCTGCTGGTGCATGACGGCAACTGCCTCGTCGCCATACCCTTCAGCCGCCAACTGTTCGATCTTCTCTTTCTGAGCGGCGTGAAACTGCTCGTACTCACTCGGGCGAGACTGCTGCTGACCAGACTGAGCAGGATTCGCAGCCTGCCGCTGTTGCTGTTCGAGAATACTTCGAGCCAGAGCCTCTGATCGCTCAACCGCAATCTTCAAGCTGGCATTGCTGCCAAACTGTTTGACGTCGTTGAAGTTGTAGCCGACAGCAGCGGCGCGATTCAGCAGCGACTCTTCAAATTCATCAGCAGACTCCGCGGCCTCGCCTGAATCATCTGCACCGTCAGCCTCGTCAGCCTCGCCAGCACCTTCGGGCGATTCTTCGTCGTCCTGGTCACCGACTTCAGCGGACTCGCCACCGCCAACCGTCTCATCATCCGACTCATTGGCAAACAGATCGACTTCACCTTCGTCGCCGTAGTCGTAGTCGCCGCCGTCATCAGCAACAGCCGCACCACCGCCAGACGATGCACCATCGCCAGACTCTTCAGCGAACAACAATCTTTCCATCGGCAGAAAATTCAACATCGCAACACCTTGTGAAATCAGTTTCGGCTACCACGCTGCGGATCACCGTATCCGCCGTTTCGATCGAAAAACCCTTGAGCCTCGCAATACTCCCGACGATGCCTTGGGCCAGTAAATATCGGCCGGCCAGCCTTGTCGTAATCTGTGTCGCGAACTCCGCGTCTCCTGTCTTCCGCCTTCTGCCGCCCGATATCCTCTGGATTGACCGCCAGTGCCTCACTCGCCATCGGGTAATTCGATGGACAAGTGCTGATCCCGGCGTGCGCAGAGAAATCCATCTTTCCGACAACGCCACCGGGCAACTCAAATCGACCATCCCGCTTGCGGCGACTATTCAACTCGGAGATCGTGAAAATGAACTCATGCCGAACAGAATCGTCATCAATAAATGCGTAACGAGGCATCCACCAACCCTTAACCAGCCGACGCAGCAGCCATGAGTTGCTGTGTCATTTGTTGATCATCAGCCTGTTGGGTCCGCCCTGCGGAAACGCTTCTACGAACGTACTCGCGAGATGACGTCGGCGACTTGCCAGGTTGTCCCTGTATCGACGCATCGCCAAAAGTCGAAATCGCCGGAACAATATCGGCAAGTTCCGGCATGTTCGAATACTTCGCAACAAGGGCCAAATAAGCGTTCACGTCCGGCTGAACTCCGAATTGAGTCAGCGGCATGATGTCTTGCGTGAACACCTGACGAAGAAGTTGCAGCCGTTCGCCTGGCGACAAATCCTGCATCGAGAACGGCTCGATGTCGAAATCGTACTGGTCGAACTCGCCTTCCCGGGCATCGATCTCAACGCCGAACTCGTCCTGCTGGAACGGCCATTTCGTGTCCAGTTCGACGTCCGTCCCGGGTATCTTCTGCGTCAGATCCATCTCCAGCATCGGATCATGGAACAACCAGAAAGCGATGTCCGCGACCACTTTTTTGATCGCAGAGCTGACGCCGCCCTGCATTTGTTTGAGCCGATCGGAAGAAGACTCCTTGATGATCTTCTCCTGGCCGAGAGTGTCGGCCGTCGTCGAGCCACCAGTCAGAGCGTCAAGATTGCCCATGATGTACGAGTTGACGCCCCGCATGTTCAACGCAAATGCAAGCGTAGCCTGATCCACGCCGCCGTATTTCGCCTCTTTCACCGAATTCGGATTCTGAACCATGACGGTCTCGCCGTCGTTGGCACTGATCACCGTGCGAGCGTCATCCTTGCCCATCGGTGTCGCGAACGTGACTGTCTTCTGCCGGGATGCCTGCTCGCCAAGTTTTGTGTAGAGCAGATTGAACAGATCATGCGAGTCAATCCAGTTGGCGACTGGCGGCAAAGGCATGATGTTGTTCAGCACACGATTGAAGCCGAGCAACCGATACGGACCATGATCCGGCCCCGTCCACTCCTGCTCGCGAAGTGGCTTTGACTGAGTCTCGCTGAACGTCACGACCACGTTGTCCCGAGGAATCCAAATGTCCCAGAGTTCAACCGAAGGATCAAAGTCTGCGTCGTCAACCGATTTCTCTCCCGACAAATCTTCAATCCGTTCCTCGCCGATCCGCTCTTCGCGAAGACTGGTAGACAATTTCGCAACCATTTCCTGGTCGAAATATGGATTCGCCTCTACGTCTGCGATCTTCATCTTGTACCGATGGCCGCAGAACGACACTTCGCGACCCCATCGTTTCGCCCGAACATCATGCACCCAATCGTCCAGCATGATCGCTTCAGCGAAAACCTGCGTGTTCGCGAACGTCTCGTCGTCGATCTCGTGAAAGCCGGAAGAATAGGTGCCAATCTTCATGATCCCGATGCTGAACAGCGCCGACATCACCCAGAGCTGAAGCTCCGATTCGAAGTCCATCCGCTTCAAAGACTCGTTGATTGCGAGTTCGAACTCTTTCGCGGACGCACGAAGCTCCCGCTTGTGCGTATTTACCAGCACCTGCGGAGCGCGCGCGGCGAGTTGCTGCACGTATGTCGTGACGGCCATTTCCAGCATGTTGACCGGAACCGATTGAGATTTCGTGCGATCACCATAATGCGGACCCAGATACTGCATCATCGCTTCCCGCTGGCCGTCGCGGAACGGACGCAAGCCCTTGTGGGACTCATTAACTGCGTCCTTGAACTTGATGAAGCTGTCGCGGCTCATTGCCATCGGTTACCTGCCTGTGTTTCGTACGGCGACCAGTAGGATCGGTTACGCGAATCATTCATCGCTTTCTGGCGTCTCAGTCGACGGCCAAGAAACGAATCGTCGGGAATTTCGGCTTCCGGCTGCTGTTCAGGACGCACCGGCCAGTCCTCTACGCCATACCAGCCCAGAGCGATCGCAATCGCCATGTCTCCATGTGCCTTGCCTCGCGCAGACTCGTCGGTTTCGGATTGCTCGCCGGAATGGACAACTTTTCCGTTCTTGTAGAAGTATCGACCCATTTCCCGCAGGCCGATCGTTGAGTGAACGTGTGCCTCTCTCGCTTTAATGGCTTTCTGCAGCGATTTGAAGATCATGTCGCCGCCGTCCTGATTCGTGTAACCAGGGATCATCGTTCGATCCGAACCAGAAAGCTCCTTCTTTCGCCGGTGAAACAGGTTTCCGTAGCCAAGCTCCGTCACCCGCTTGATGAACATCGCCCCCGCACCGTTCGCTTCAGGAATCAGGTAGGCATTGTGAAAAAGCCGGCACAGATAGACGCCCAATTCCGCGAACTCCAGCGGATCCATCCGATTCGACCGCCATTCCATCACCTGCTCACCGGTTCGCTTGTCGAAACCAGCGATCGCCGAGTAGCTCGACAGCGAGCCGCCCGTACCAAGTGCAATGTCAAAACCGAACGAGTATTCACTGAGCGGAGGCTTCCCTTCTTCCATCGGGCACCACAGTGTCATCGCCCCTTCGCTCTGAATGTCCATCTTCCATTCGGATTTGTTGTCGGGATCCCGATAGACTTCGGCGAACGACATCGGCGGCGACACCCGAGCCATCGCCGACTTCAGAATCGATGAATCGAAAACCTGAGCCGCCGCACCGGTCGGATTCCGATCCAGTTCTGCCGCAATCGAATGTGCCGTCGCCCCGGGGCGATTGCATTCGAAGTCGTAATAGAGTGACCGCTTCTTGCCATCCAGAATGAACGCATAGTTCTCGCCGTCGACTGTCGGACTCCGGTACGTCTTTTCGTCGACTTTGAATTCGCTCCAGAATTTCTCATCCAGAATCTTCAGCTCGAAATAGTCAGACTCTCCGAGCCGAGTCGATTCGTAAAGACCTCGAGCTTTCTGCTCGTCGTCCTTCCAGTCAATCTCGATCAGCTCGAGGTTTCGAGCGCCGCTGTTGATCACGTCGTAGAACGCGCCGGATTCGCCCCGACGTCGGTTCGCCGTGGAAACGAAGATTCGACAGCGAGTGACGTGCTGACTGGATTCCAGCGACTCCGAATCTGGACCGCTTGGAAAAAAGTGAAACTCGTCGAACAGGAACCACTTCTTTCGACCACCACGACCGATGTTTCCCGTCGCCGCGTAACCGCTGATCGTCGAGCCGTTCTGAAGATTCGACAAAGTGTGCGTCGTCAGATTTCGATTGAACTGCTTCGGATGAAGCAGCCAGTTGGGCAGCCGCTTGATCAGGAAGTCAATCTTCGAAAACAGGCTGTCTGGATCGTTCGCATCATCGACCGACGCTTCGTCCTTGGAAGCCAGACCGATATGCGTTCCGGGATGAAACAGCCAGTCCCAGACCGCAATCGCAATGTAGATCCAAGTCACGCCTGTTTCGCGAGACTTCGGAACGCCGATGTCCCGTTTCCCGAGCACCTTCACGGATCGACGGATCACGTCGGCCTGATACTCGCGAGTGATGAACGGGATGTCGTTGGCCGAACCCAGCGGGTTTTCAATCTGCCACTCTGCCGCCGAACGAGCCTCAAGAATCCAGCAGAACGTGTTGATAAAAAACAGGCAGTCGCGAGCACAAAGAATCGCAATCTCTTCAGCCATCGCCGGATCGTCGTAGCCCGCCTGAAGCACATCCCGTCGCCACTTCAGATTGGTCGACAGTTCGCGAGGCACGATACGAGAAAGGACGTCGGAGTCTGTCTCCTGAAGACCGTCCTTTCTGTACCGCGTGAGAAATTCGGTGAGGGCCGATTCGCTCATACGGCACTCTTTTCGCCAACCGGAAACGAGACCGACCAGCCAAGTTTGCGAAGCGACTGAGCCACTTCGGCCGGAAACTGTTTCGCCAGATCCGTGACAACCGAATCAGAACTCGACCGGATGTTTCTTTCCATCCGTTCGATCATCTTGAACTGCGTCCGCTGATCCTCTTCGTGTTCCCGATCGGCGGCAGTCATTTCCTTTCGCCGCTTCTCTGCCCACTGCAATGTTTTCTCAGTGAACTTCACCGAGTTGTTGCGGGCGTACTCCAGAATCTTCCACGCACCAGGACTCGGCGCGTCGCGAGGCATCACCTTCAGCGCCTGATTGTTGAATGCCCATTCCCAATCGCGATCGATGTCGAACTCGAAACCGCCGTCGGCCAGTTCCTGAAGCTGTGCTGCGATCTCCGGGTCAAGATCATCGTCGGGGATGCTCGCGGAAGTGGAGGCAGTCTGTTTCGAGGTCAACTTGATCCCCTGCTTGATCTGCTCCTCTTCTTTTTTCAGCCTCGACTCCTCGCTCGATATCCTCTTCGCATCAAGAAGCACCTGGCGTTTATAGTCAATCAGCTCACGACGAACCTTGTTCTTCTGCTCCTGGCGGGCCAGTTTCTTTTCTTCTCTGGCCTGCTCCTTCCGAATCTTCGCCAAATCTTCCCGCGTCTGGACCGTCTTCTTCTTCTCAGCCTCCTCATCCAGATCGAGCATCCGCAGCTCTTCGGCTTTGGCCTGCTCCTTCTCGTACCCCGGCTCAAGGATTGGCGGGAACCTGCGGACAACCTCGTCGTAAGCCTTCTTCTGAACCAGAGTCTGCTTCTGCTTCCCGATCTTTCGGATGTTGTAAAGCTCAAAGAACCAGACCTGATACTTCCGAAACTCTTCGAGTCGCCCTTCCTGCAGGAGACGTTGGGCAGATTGCCAGCGAGGTTCCAACTCTGGATCCCATCGCCCGACGTATTTTGCCGGTCTACCAGGTTTATTTTCTGACATTTTTCGCTCGGCACGATTACAGGGACTTGCGATTTCTGTATCGACCGATAGTCTCTCAGTGCCGCGTCTCGCACATGGCAAGGTATTCGGACTGATCCTCCGCGAGGTGGGATGGCTTT